AGTGTTATCCTCCGTATGCAATGCTACTTGCTATACATTAATTATAACAAATTGATAAACAAAAAGAAAGAATGATTTATAAAAGTTTGTCAAAATGCACTACATTATTTACTATACAAAAGCACTGCAATTTGATATAATCTAATTAAAGATAAGGGCAGAAAGAAAGCCCTAAAAATTTTAATTCCAAAGCACTGCAATAAGCAATGCAGAAAGGGTACATCATGAATACAATTACAATTCAAAAAGAACTAGACTTTTACGATTTATTAGAAGAGTGTTGGAGTGGTGCTATTAGCACTCTTGAGACAATCGAAAGCAATAATAAAGAAGATGAGTTTATGTATTTACTTAGTGAAATGAGTATGAGCACACTAACAGAAATAAATGACTTCCTTTGGTTCGATGATACATACATTTTTGAATGCTTAGGAATTGACACAGAGGAGGAAGAATAAAAATGGGATACACAGAGTTAAAAGAAATCATTATGAATTGGGATACAGAACAAACAAGAGCGACGCATAAACTACTAGAAAAAGGCGAAGTGTTAGAGGACATTATAGACTTGATAGACAATCAAGAATTTATGTTCCATACAAACCTAGAAGAGTATATCATGCAAGCCTTAGAAAATATAACATATATACCTGATTGGGTATGTATAGACATAGTACGTACCTATAAAACCGCAATAAGATACGAAGATAATATTATCTTTGTCGATAGCCTACCAAAATGGGCGGAGGGCGGAGCTGAATATGGGACAGAAGAGGAAAAGCAAAAATATAGAGAAGGCATAGAGTACCTATGCAAGTACTCCGAAGTATTAGAGGTGTACAGATGATACTACTATCAATCATTGCAGGTGGTGTATATCTATGGGCTACCATCTGCCAAGCAATGGACGAATAATATTTTTTAATCTTAAAGCACTGCAAAAAGCATTTCAAAAGCCCCTGCAAAGGGGCGAAAGGAGCATCTTATGAAACTAGGTCAAGGACTGCAAGCATTTATAACGAAATACGGAAGAGTGATATTAGACAAAGCAGGCAGTAAATGGGACGTATTCACAGCCCTTGAAACTACCGTAAATCAAATCACAGGTACAACAATAGAAATATTGCATGAAGAAAGTGCATATATTCTATATCAAGATGGCAACCAAATAGAGTGGGTAGGTGATGGGCTCACATCATACGAGCTTTATTTATTAGGGGAAGCCCTTGCAGGGCTGATAAAAGAGAAAGGCTATAAAGTGCAGTTAGTGGAAGCATAAGGAGATACACCATGTTAGAAAAAATTAATATTGCAGATATTCTAGTACAACTACGACAAACACATAACACCATAGCTGAGGAACTCTTAGGGCTCATCTGTGAGCGTCTAGCAGGTAGGGAGCTAGAACCTATAAGCCTGATAGAAGCTACACAATTACAAGCCGTAGAAATGGGGTGGCAACCACTTCCTAAATGGCTATATGAAGAGGTGGGAGCTGAAAAACTACTAACAAAGTATTTAAAAGAAGTGGGTTTAAACCCTAAAAACTCCGACGACTTTATAAAGCTATATGAGGATGAAGAGGGCGAATGGTATGCAGATATTAGGGAATTAGCCTGTGAGGTATATGCACGATGACAAAAAAGGAACTAGAGAGTCAATGCAGGCAATTCCAGATAACAGGGCGACAGCTAGCGAACACCCTACAACAAATAAAGGCAAGCATAAAGCGTATTGAAGAGGAAGCCCAACAAAATGATGGGGAGTTGTCGCCTACTGAAGCAATGCGACATGAAACACTTCAGAACCTCTATACAAAGACATGCGACGACGTAGCAGGAACATTTGTTATGTTCCCATAGAATTTCAACTGAATAGACCTATTGAAACCTTGATTTGTCGATAGGTCTATTTTTTATACCCATTTTTAGGCTCAAGGGTGGACAAGAGATATAAGGCGGTAAGCCTACAACTGACCACTGGAGAGGACAAGACATATGAATACGAATACAATAGAGCAACAAATAGAACTTGAAAAGCACTACACAACCCTAGCACAAGAGTCCTTTAAAAAACGACTAGAACAGGCAAGAAATCAAGGGCGAATTACAAGCCAACCATTAGGCTCAGGATTGAAAAAGTTATTTGTCGAAGCCTTAGCGACCAACATCGGATCATGGATAGATGACAATACCAAGCCAAAAAGAGGTGTGGGCAAGAAGTATAGGGAGTTACTAAAAGCAATGCTTGAAGCATTCGGAAAAGAAGCCCTAGTGTTAAATATCTGTGCAACAGCATTAGAGAGGGCACTTAATGAAGCCCTAGCAACTCATTACAAAGCTAGTGTATCCAGCTGTGCATATCAAATAGGGGACAATCTCTATTACAATGCACAAACTGAAGCATTCCTAAAGCAAGATAAGACAGGAACGCAAGTTAATCGGATACAAGATGGCTTAGACAAAAGAACCTTAATGTATCAAAAGACAAAGCATATCAAGATAATAATGAAAAAGAATAATTTTGAATGGGTGAAGTATAAAAAAGAAGAGGTAGTGAATATGGGGCTTGATATTCTATATATTCTCATCAAGTCAACAGACCTACTCACCACTAGCGACGCTAACGACAGCGTTAAGCTACTTCAACCAACTCAAAAACTACTAGAGACATACAGATATAACGCAGAGTTTATCAGTCAGTTTGTTACCGATAGAACACCGACAATTATCAAGCCTAAGAAGTGGACAGACTTAAACAATGGCGGATACTACGGAGTCATGGCGGATCGCTTACACTTCATGCGGATTAGCCATATTGTCGGTAAAACAAAGGTAGTTAAGAGCTACCTTAAGAAAATACAAGATGTAGACTTGTCGCAAATCTACAGTGCAGTTAATCGAATTCAAGAGACACCTTATCGTATCAATGACAAGATGTATGAAATCATTGAAGCCCTTATCGAGCAAGGTGGTGAAATTGCTGACATTCCTAGAATGGAGCCGTATGAAGAACCAGAAAGAAAGTTTAAGGAAACAAGAAAGGAATTCGGTAAACGCTACCATGAATGGCTAGAGATCGAGTTACCAAGACGTAGCAAGGCTATTAGAGCCCTAAGACTCTTCAGATATGCTAAGGAATTCAAGAGCTACGACAATATCTACTTCCCTTGCAACATTGACTTCAGAGGTCGTATCTATCCAGTCCCACTATTCAATCATCAAGGGGACGACTTCATGAAGTCCCTAATCATCTACAGCAACCCTGTAGCACTCAAGGACAGCCAAGATATAGAGCTCCTGTACTGGCAAGGGGCTAACCTATGGGGAAATGACAAAGTATCCCATGCAGAGCAAGTGGAATGGGTGAGAGCTCATCACTCTAATATTGTCGACTCCGCAGATAACCCTTTGGACTACCTATGGTGGACTGAAGCAGACGAGCCTTTACAGTTCTTAGCGTGGTGTATGGAATACGTTAAGAGTCTCAAGTACTACGAAGAGAACAAGACATATGAAGGCTACAGTTGCCCTCTAGTTATTGCATACGATGGCACTTGCTCAGGATTACAGCACTACTCAGCAATGCTACGAGATGAAGTAGGCGGAAGTGCGGTAAATCTTATAGACCACGAAAGACCAGCCGACATATATCAACAGGTAGCCGACAAAGTACTCAAGATTGTTGAAAAGGACGCTAGAGAAGGCACTTTAGATGAAGTCGAGAAGGAAGAAGTTGGTGGTGGACAAAGGGTACACTTCGGAACGCGTTCAATGGCTCAAGCATGGCTTGCGAATGAAGTAACACGAAAAGTAGTCAAAAGAAACGTAATGACACTGGCTTATGGTAGTGGTCGGTATGGCTTCGAGGAACAGATCCTTGAGGATACTTGCAAAGGCAACCCACATTTCAAGAGGTTTGAAAAGCCTTGTGCAAAGTACATGGCTAAATTGGTATGGCAAGAGGTACAGACAACAGTTGTATCAGCCACAGAAGGCATGAAGTATCTTAAAGCACTAGCTAAAGTACTCACTAAGCACGGACTCCCAGTCAACTGGTGGACACCTTTAGGGCTACCAGTGCAACAGCAGTATCTAAAGTTAGTAAAGAAGAGCTTCAGAACACGCTTCGGAGATATGGTGAGTTGGAGAGGATACTACCAAGACGTATCTGATGATGAGTCTTTAGACCTCAATGGGCAGAAGAATGGTATAGCACCTAATTTTATCCACAGCTTAGACTCTACACACCTCATGATGGTAGTAAACGAAGCTGGCTTGTCTAACTATACGACAATTCATGACAGCTTCGGTACATCACTAGGAGAAGCTAGAAGGCTACAAGTAGTTATTCGAGAGCAACTCTACAAGTTATATACAGAGCACTCACCGATTGAAGAATTTAAAAAGTATGTCGAAGAGATGACAGGCGAGGACTTGTCGGACATTTCTGAGCCACCTAAAGGGACGTTAGATCTAAAAGAAATCTTAAAGAGCACGTTTATATTTCACTAAGATTTCTAATGTATCCACGATATAGAGAGAAGCAAATTCCAAAACAATGCTTTTCTCTGTTCGTGGCAAAAAGAAAGGAGCGTAAGTTAATGAACGCACAAAAGACAATCACAATGGACTACGAAAAGTACCGAGAAGAGTTAAATAACGAACAGCGGACAGGGTATGCAAGAGGTATTAGGGCAAATGTAAAAGAAAGCTACCTCTATCAAGAGACATACAAGAAAGCAACTAAGTTAGAAGCACAGCTAGGCATATATAAGCACTCCCTACGAGATGAATGGGATAAGAATTATATCCTAAAGAAACGCTTAGAGCTTGCTGAGGATCGTCAAGCAATCTACAAGTTTTTAGCAGGACTATCTATAACATTACTACTATTTTCTGAAGTAATTAAAGCAGTGTTATTCTAAGGAGAAATGATATGGAAATCACAGCAGTATTTAATGCAATGGCTCACATCTTAGGAATTGTAATTCTAGGGTACTTAACACTATTAGTAACAGGAGTATGTATCACAACAGTACTTGCATTTATTAAGAATACTAAGGAGAAACTAGAGAAATGAAAGTAAAGATTGACATGAGAACACTCACAGTAGTGAGCGTAGAACTTGACGACACAAATATACAAGATAAAAAAGTCTTAATGAATATCGAGACGAAAACTGGACGTATTTTACCAGTAGCACTTAAAGAAACATTGTTAAACGAGGAGGTACGTTACTAATGTTTAACTTCAGACCAACATACGAACCATTAATTAAATTATGTAAAGAGCTTATCGCAGAAAAGAAAGTACTTATGGAAGAAAATGAAGAGCTTAAAGAAATGCTAGAAAGTACTAAAAATGACCTATTCCACGCTAGAGCACAGAATAGATGTCTAAGCGAAAGGCTAGCAGATTTACAAAACGAAAAACGAAAAGACCTTGAGAAGCGTGTAGCAGATCTTGAGGAACAGTTAGCAAAGAAAGTATTCCTATTAGATGACGAAGGTACACCTATTAAGAGCTTAACGCTAACAGGAAAGCTAGTACTGATGAAAGAGCTTGAGCCTACTGAAGAAAAACTAGAGGTAGGCAAGTGGTATGACGCTAGAACTTTTGAAGTTGAAAAGCTAAAAGAATTACTACCAGTTGGAACTAAAGTGGCTATTATACCTAATAGTTATGTAGATGAAGCAGAAGTTATTAATGAGAAAGAACCTAATCACATAACTAACGTAACTGAAGTTGTTGAAGAATACGACCTAGAGAAAGGTAAAAAGCAGACAGTAGTATACGCAGATGTTTACGAATTTGTACCTAATAACTGGTTTAAAATCATCAAGGAGTAATCAGATGACTAAAAACTTCAGAGCACAACAAGTGCACTACAGAAAACTTCAACTATTATTCTTAATTCAAACATACCTGTCAGGGAACTGGAGATAACATCATGAATACAAATAGCAAACATTACGAAAAACTAAATATTCAACCGTGGGAAATCATGGAACGAAATTTCACCACTGAGGAATTTGTCGCATATCTCAAAGGTAACATTATCAAATATACATTGCGAGACAAAGGGCAAGCCTTAACGGACGCTCAGAAGATTAAGCACTATAGCGAAAAACTAATTGAAGTGCTTGAGTCTCAAGAGAACGATAAAGATAACTGGGGTATTATTACAGAGGAAGTAAAGGAACCTAAAGCTAAACCTACTAAAGTTAAACATAAGTTTAAATTAGGTGATCGAGTGTTAGTAAGATCAGAGGAAGAAAAATTAAAAGGTACTATTATTCGACTACCTAAAGAAGGCTTAAGAAAGGTTGACAAAGATAATTATATTGTAGAACTGGACGAATACTATGCAGGTTGGCCAGCTAATGTAAAAGATCAGGCAGTCGAAAGTGATAATGCATGGTATGCAGATGATAGCGAATTAGAATTACTTAAAGAAGAACCAAAGAAAACCTTAGAACCAAACAAGTGGTACGACGCTGAGGACTTTACTGTAGAAGAGCTAAAAGAACTACTACCAAAAGGAACTAGAGTATTTGTAACAAAAGAACACGACAACAATCGTATAGTAGATTTTGAGACAGAAGAAAGATTAAATACTACAGTAACTAATATTGGTAAAAGATGGGACTTCAAGGATACACGAGTAGGTATCTCAGGAGACATCTACTGGAGACGTTATTTTAAAATTACAGAGGAGTAAAAGCAAATGGAACCAATTATTAGTCCGTGGACAATCTTTGCATTATCACATGTTGAAACAATAAGAGCACTTATTTATATCTTAGCGGTAGTTGGTGTAGCGACACTAGGGACATTTTTTAAAGATCTATCAAAAGTACAAAAGATAATTATTAGTACTATAACTGTAGTTTTAACTTTAACAGCAACTTTAGTCCCAACTAAAGAGGTACTAATTGCTATGTATATTGCTAACCATGCGACACCTGAGAACATTCAAATGTTAATCAATACATTCATTAAATAGGAGAACTAAAATGGAAGAGACTAAAGTACTAACAGCAGAAGAGCAAAAAGAGTTAGAAGAATTACTAACTGAAGATACAGACAGTGAACGACTTAGTGAATTACGATGGGACGCACCTCTATTTTTAACAGAAGTAGACGAAGAAATTGTTGATGTAGACGACTATTATCATACCAAAGATTATATTTTTAAATGTAGTGATAGTAGATACTTCTGTTTAAGAATTACAGTACACAGCTCAATGGGATACTTAGAGAGTGCATACTTTTATGAAGTAGTACCTAAAGAAATCAAAAAGATTATTTATGAACCAAAGGAGAACTAATGGCACGACCAGAGAAAACACAACAAGTACTCATCGAACTAATTAAGGACACAGCAGTAATTCCTGAAGCTAAAACTGAAGGAGCTGGCTGTATGGACATTACACTACCTATTGACGTCCGAGTACCACCAACAACAGTACAAGCACAAGCTACAGTGGTACCACTAGGCTTCAAGGTAGTAGTTCCTAAAGGACATACAATGCGTATACAGTTGAGATCCAGTGTAGGACGAGACTATCCTATTGCACTGGCGAACACTGAAGGTATTATTGACGAGGACTTCAGAGGTGAAGTAGTAATCATGTTACGTAACTTCAGTAAAAACATTGTATTCCTTGAGCAAGGACAACGAATTGCTCAGTGCTGGCTTGAGAAAACATTACCAATGACTTTTGTCGAAGGTGAAGTAATCGAGGACACTGAACGAGGAACTGAAAGCGGTAGTACTGGTAAGTAACTAAATAAATTCTAAGGGCACTCTTAATGAGTGCTCTCTTTTTTTTGTCGACTAAAGGAGAAACGAATGGCAAAAACAAAAACAAAACTAGGTAAAGAAATGAAGTTGAATGGTACAGCAGTATGGGCTCATACTGACAGCCCTGAGACCTACGAAGGTAACGAGATTGGCTACTCTATCATGGTGCGTTTAGAAAACGACGAGAAAACTGAAGCACTCAAGAACGCATTAGAGGAAATCTTTGACGAAGCAGAGGATCAACTAGAAAAGAAAGTTAATCGCAAAGTACCTATGAACTTGTCTGTAAAAGAAGATAAGGATTTAGGGGAATGCTTCAAGGCTAAGACAAAACATGAATTTAAAGACAAAACTACAGGTCAATTAGTACGACGTAAGTTAGCAGTATTCGACAAATATGGTGAACCACTACCAGCTGGTACTAAGATTGGTAATGGATCTAAGGTACAAGTAGCAGTAACAGCAGAGCCTTATGTAATGAATGCTAAGACCTATGGTGTAACTTTGCGACTCAATGCAGTGCTTGTAAAAGACCTTAAAGAATACACAGGTGGTGGCAGTGCTGAAAACTATGGCTTCGACATTGAAGCTAAAGGCGAACTTGACGAGTCTGACGATGTAGAATGGTAAGACTATGGCTAAAGGCTGGAGTTTTAGTCGACTAGGTGGCTTTAAGAAACGAGCAGACAAATCGACAAGAAGCAACTTTGAGAGCCAAGTGAAGAAGAACCTTGAGAAAGCAAAAGTCCCTTTTGAGTACGAGACAATGAAAGTGCCCTACACAACTGAGCACTACTATAAGCCTGACTTCATTTTGTCGAATGGTATTATTGTCGAAGCCAAAGGGCTTTTTCTTCCTGAGGACAGGAGTAAGCACTTGACAATCAAGAAGCAACACCCTGAGTTAGACATAAGATTTTTATTTATGAAAGACCAATACATAAGCACTAAGACAAAAGCTAACAAGTACAGCGACTGGTGCAAAAAGAATGGCTTCCAGTATCACATTGGTACAGTCATTCCTAAGAAATGGATAGAGGAGAAAGAGAGGTGAAACCAATCAAACAATACGGAAAACTAAAGGAACGCAAAGAGACTAAATATATTAAAGTAACTCAATATGCATTGAATGACAAGAATCCTGAAGTAATTCTTCGGAACAGTCAAAAGGCAGGCTACCTATTCTTCCCTCATCACTACCTAATCACTGCTGATGGGCAGGTCAATAAGTATCGACCTGAAGAAGCAGTAGCGTTCGGTGAAGTGAACAACTATGAGACTACTATCAGTGTTCTAAGCGACATCACTGAGGAAGCTCAAGCAAGTCTTGAAGTCGTACTCAATGCATTGAAAGAGCAATATAAAGGAGTTGAAATCGTTGAGTGAGACAAGAGAGGAGCTAAAAGAATATGAATGCATGATGGATAGAAAACATAAATATATTCTTGCTCATGTACGAAAAGTTAGCTTATATGAAATTGAATTGGAGAATGTATCAGAAAATGAAGCTATAGAAATTGCTCATGACATAGTTAAGAATAATGACATTAAAGCTGACGATGAAGAAATCATTATTGATGAAATGGAAATAGACTGATGAGCACTTCAGAAATCTTAAGAGCTCATCTTCCGTGCCCTGACTGTGGCTCATCTGACGCACTTAGTGAGTACACTGACGGACACACCTATTGCTATTCCTGTAATGCACTGCATAATAGCGATGAAACACCGACAACTAAGTATGACGACTTCATTAGTGATATGACTTTAAAACCACTTAAGAAAAGAGGTATAACCGAGAGCACCTGTAGGAAATACCAGTACTACTACACAACCTACAAAGGTAAGCCTTGCCAAGTGGCTAATTACTTTAATGAAAGTGGAACACTTGTCGGACAAAAACTACGCTTCCAAGATAAATCTTTCGCCACTAAAGGGAAGCTCAGTAAGACATTCTTTGGACAACAACTCTACAACAACGGAGCACGTCTCATCATTACTGAAGGGGAAATTGATTGCTTAACTGTAAGCCAACTACTAGGCAACCAAAAGCCAGTCGTAAGTATTCCATGCGGTGTACAGAGTGCTAAGAAAGTCTTTGAAGCTAATCTTAAGTGGCTAGAGGGCTTCAATGAGGTAGTTGTCGTATTCGATAATGATGACGCAGGACGCAAAGGGGCTCAAGAGATAGAAGGCATTTTGTCGCCTGACAAGCTCCGTATAGCTGTACTAAAGCAGTACAAAGATCCTAATGAGTATTACATCAACGACAAAGGTAATGAACTCTTAGAAGCCCTAGAGAACGCTAAAAGAGTAACACCTGGAAACATTATCAATGCTGACACACTACTTGATAACCTCTTAGAAGAACCTGAAGAAGTAACTGGCTACGGACTTCCGTGGAATGTTAAAACCGACAAAATGATACGAGGGGTACGCAAAGGTGAAATCACAATGCTAACCGCTGGTACTGGCATAGGTAAATCTACAATGATCCGTGAGATAGGCTACCATTTAGTCATGGAGCATGGACTCAAGATAGGCTCAATGATGTTAGAGGAGAACGTCCTTAGAACTTCTAAAGGATACATAGGTTTATACCTAAACAAGCCAGTACACCTGAGTCGTAAAGGAATATCTAATGAGCAGTTTACAGAAGCCTTTACGAATACATTAGGTACAGGCAATTTCATAATGTATAACCATTTTGGTAGTTTAGACAATAACTCAATACTAAATGGTATACGCTATATGGCAGTAACAGAAAAATGCGACTTTATCCTTATAGACCATATCAGTATAGCAGTAAGTGGAATTGAGAGTAACAATGAGCGAAAACTTATTGATATTCTCATGACACGCTTAAGACAGCTATGCGAGGAGCTAGGGGTAGGACTTATCTGTATTTGTCATCTAAAGCGAGGAGATGGCAAGAAGAGTGCTGAAGAAGGAGGAAGTATCTCACTAGAGGACTTACGAGGAAGTCAAGCAATAGCTCAGTTGTCGGACACAATTATAGCACTAGAACGCAATCAGCAGGCTGAGAGCGACGTCAAGAAAAACCTAGTGCAAATGAGAGTATTAAAATGTCGACAAACAGGGGACACTGGTATTGGTGGAAAACTTTGGTTTAACAAAGAGAAAAACCGATTAGAAGTACCAAGTGCAGACCTAATGAATGACATAGAAAGTAATGACGAGGTACCTGAATTTTGAAACCTAATGAGAAGTTCGTTGATTGGTTAGAAGATGAAGTGGCTAATGCTAAGAGTGAGATGAAAGAAGCATTGACACATTTAGACCATGACCGAGCTCAAATTAAATATGTAACACTTTTGAAAGCCTATAACAAAACTAAGGAGTTAGCACTATGAAAATTCCTGTAATGGGAAAAGGTGTAACACTAACAGAAATACCTAATGAAATTGCAGTATTCTTTGAGATTGGTAACTGTAAGCAACACTGTGAAGGCTGTCATAGCCCTGAACTATGGACTGCTGAAGGAGCCCAGTGGCTGACTGTAGATGACCTAAAGGACTACATCAAGACACAACGAGGTATCACCGCAGTAGTATTCATGGGCGGTACGACAAACTATGAGATAGATCCTGAAGAATTCCTAAGAGAAATCGTAAAACCAATATCTAAAGAATATCCAGTAGGACTCTATCATGGCTGTATTGAGTTCACTTATAGTCGTGATGATTTAACATGGCTTAAGATTGGACGTTACATTGAATGTCAAGGTGGCTTAGCGAGCCCTACGACAAACCAAAAAATGTTCTACAAGTTGCCTAATGGCGAATGGACTAATATTACTTCATTTTTCACAAAGGAGAATAATGGCTAAAAAACTATTAAACAAACTAACTGACGACCAAATTCAAACAAAAGTAAACTTTATCAAGAACTATATGGACTCTTTCAATACTGCTGATGGCTCTATTGTAGATCCTAACAGTAATGTCGATGGTAAAAACATTGGTATTCTTGAGAGTGAGCTATATAAATTCGAGACAATTCAAATTAATCGAGCACTTGTCGAAGCTAAACTCATAGAAATGTTTGGTAGCGAGTACGCTCACCAGTACGAGCAGGACATTAAGAACCATCTCATTTACATTCACGATGAGACTTCTTTACGACCATACTGTGCGTCTATCAATATGTTCCCTTATTTATTCGAGGGCACTAAACCTTTAGGCGGTACTTCCACTGCTCCGACAAATCTACAGTCATTCTGTGGTAGCTTTGTAAACCTTGTCTATCAGGTAGCCAGTGGCTTCGCTGGTGCTATTGCTACAGTAGAATTCTTAATGTACTTCGACCACTTCGCACGCAAGAGTTATGGCAACGATTACCTTGAGACAAACGCTAAAGAAATTGCTCAAGAACTACAAGGTGTAGTCTATGCGATCAATCAGCCAGCAAGTGCACGAGGTAATCAAAGTGTATTCTGGAATATCTCAGTATTCGATAAGTTTTACTTTGAGTCCGTCTTTGGTGAGTTCACGTTCCCTGATGGCGACAAAGCGAACTACCAAAGCATTTCTAAACTTCAGGACTTCTTTATGAACTGGTTTAGAGAAGAGCGAGAAAAGGAACTATTGACGTACCCAGTGCTCACAAGTGCAGTACTTGTAGACAAGGAAACTGGAAAGCCTAAAGATGACGACTTTGCACATATGTTAGCTAAACACATGAGTAAAGGTTTGTCATTCTTTGTATACCAAAGTGAAAGTGCTGATAGCTTAGCAAGTTGTTGTCGTCTACGTAATGAGCTTGCAGATAATACTTTTAGCTATACCTTAGGAGCTGGTGGTGTATCTACAGGTAGTATACAAGTTATAACTATCAACATGAATAGATTTATCCAACGACATAATAAAGGTGATTATGCTTTCATTGATTTAATCAAGAGAGTACAAAAGTATCTAATGGCACATCGAGCAGTCATCGAGGACTACTTAAAGGCAGGCTTATTGCCAGCTTATAGTGCAGGCTTTATCAGCCTTGACAAGCAATTCTGTACGATTGGTATTAATGGAATGCTAGAAAGTATGGAATATCTTAAAGTTGATCCAGTAGAAGAACCTGAGAAATACATCAAGACAGTGAGTGGCCTCCTTAACCAAATCTACACGCTCAATAAAGAAGCATACAAGGACTACAAAGTACGCTTCAATACTGAATTCGTTCCAGCTGAGAACTTAGGTGTTAAGAATGCTAAATGGGACAAGGAAGATGGTATCATTTCTAAACGAGACTGCTACAATTCTTATTTCTATCCTGTAGAAAATGATGGCATGACTATCCTTGACCGACTAAAACTACATGGTAAAGAAATGGTTAAGTATCTTGATGGTGGTAGTGCTTGTCATCTAAACATTGCTCAATTATTGACTGAAGAGCAGGCATACAAATTACTTTGTCTAGCAGGCGAATATGGTTGTAACTATTGGACATTTAATTGTCTTGTAACCATTTGTGATAACTGTGGCTACATCAATGTTAATACTGAAGATCACTGTACGAAGTGCGGAGAGACAGAAAAGATTGACTATGGTACACGAGTTATTGGTTATTTACGGCGAGTTAGTAATTATTCTGAAGGTCGACGTAAAGAACACGCTTTACGAAACTATATGAAGAAATAGCAGAAAGGAGACTGTACACCATGCTATTAAATCTATTATTCAAACTAGAGAAGTTAGCCTTAGACTTCCATGAGAAGCTGAGAGCACTTCAAAAGAAACAAATTGAAAAACTAATTGAGGAGAACAAGAGCGAGATTGATGAGCTAACGCAACAAAACATTTATCTCAAGGGACTCTTGAAGAAATACTAATGTTAGTATTCGATATTGAAACAAACGGACTACTAGATACTGTAACCAAAGTACACTGTATGGTAATCTACGATACCGAAACAGATGAGTTCTTTGAGTATCGTCCTACTGAGATTGAGCAAGGTGTACAGAAGCTTCTACAAGCCGACAAAATCTGTGGGCATAATGTTATAGCGTTTGATGTTCCGTGCCTAGAGAAACTCTATGGAGTCTCATTCGAGCATGAAAAGGTAATCGACACGCTTATATTAGCACGACTTGTCTACTCTAATATGAAGGACGTAGATATTGGACTAATGAGAGCTGGTCGACTACCTAAGAAACTCTATGGACGCTACAGCTTAGAAGCCTTTGGGTATCGCTTAGGGGTACTCAAGGGTACCTACAGCGAAGATAATGAAGGCGACGTATGGGCAGTCTTTAATGAAGATATGCTTGCCTACAATAAGCAGGACGTAGTAGTAACGACAAAGCTATACGACAAACTTGTCGAGAAGGGCTTCACAGAACACGCTTCAATGATTGAACATAAGGCTCAATGGTTAATGCAGAAGCAGGAGCGTAATGGCTTCCCATTCGACAAACAGAAAGCACTTATCCTTGAAGCAGAGCTAAGAGAAGAACTTGAGCGTATCACTAAAGAACTCACTCAGTATGTACCACCAATTCCTGACCGTATATTCATTCCTAAGAGAGACAATAAGAGACTAGGGTACAAAGCTGGAGTACCAGTGCAGAAGTACAAGGAATTCAAAATCAATTCACGAGATCAATTAAAGTACATCTTAGGAGAGCACTTTGGATACCAATGGTTAGACTCAATGTTTGAAATCGAAACCGATGAGGACGGAGAGGAAACCAGTAGAAAGCTCAAGTTAGACGAAGAGAGCCTACAGGAAATCATCAAGGATCCTAAAGCGAGTGATGAGGTTAAGCACATAGCTCAACTATACAGCACTGCATTTATGTTGTCGAAACGCTTAGGACAACTTGCAGATGGAGCTCAAGCGTGGCTCAAGCTACTAGGGGACGACAATAAAATTCATGGTAAGGTAAACCCTAATGGAGCAGTATCAGGACGAGCTACTCATAGTAACCCTAATGTAGCTCAAGTACCTGCTATAGACAAACCTTATGGCTATCAATGTCGAGAACTCTTTGGAGTACCTGAAGGCTGGTACCAAGCTGGTATTGACTGCTCAGGGTTAGAGCTACGTTGCCTTGCACACTTTTTGTCGCCTTTTGATGGCGGAGCGTATGCTCATGAGATACTCAATGGTGATATTCATACAGCTAACCAAATGAACGCAGGGCTTGAGACACGAAACCAAGCTAAGACATTTATCTATGCGTTCCTCTATGGTGGAGGTAATGCTAAGATTGGTGAAATTGTAGGCGGTACTGAAGCAGACGGAAAGAAACTGAAAGCTAAATTCCTAAAGAATACACCAGCAATCAAGAAGCTCACAAGTACCATTAAGGATACCTTAGCCCCTTATGACGTATCAGCACGTTGTCGTAAGTATCAACGTAAGTGGCTTAAAGGACTTGACGGAAGAAAACTTCATGTACGCTCACTACATAGTGCACTGAACCTCTTATTGCAATCAGCAGGGGCACTCATCTGTAAACGATGGACGACAAGAACTGAAGAACGCCTACAAGCACTAGGACTTAAACATGACTGGGACGGAGATTATTGTCTCATGGCGTGGATCCACGATGAAATTCAAGTAGCTTGTAGAACTAAAGAGATAGCAGAGATTGTCGTTAAAGAAGCTCAATTAGCAGTGCGAGACGTACAAGAAGAGTTTAACTTTAGAATTCAATTAGACACCGAAGGTAAAATCGGTAGAAACTGGGCGGAGTGCCACTAATGGAAATCACAAAAGAACTACAAGAAGTAATTGAAGTGGTACGAGTAGACCACACATTAGAACACTTAATCGACGATTGGGATACGACAATATACCTACCTGAAGAGTTACAAGAAAAGAATGAACAGTTCTATAAGGTACTCATTCAGTATAAAGAAATGGTAAACCAATGGTTAGAAAATAATTTAACAAAGGAGAATGATGGCGACAAAGAAGAAGAAAACGAAATTACTCATTGACGCAGACATGCTAGTATATTTAGCGTTACAAAATGCTGAGACTGAACATGACTGGGGAGATGGCTTTTACACACTTAGTGCTTTCTTCCCTGACGCTACTACAGCATTTGACAGTCATCTTAAGGAACTGGTGAAACTTGTCTTAGACCACTGGAATGTCGAAGGTGAGTACGAGATCTTAATGGCAATTACCGACCTTAAGCATAACTTTAGAAAAGACATAACACCTGAGTACAAAGCTAACAGAAAGTCTAAGCGTAGACCAATGATGTTCATTCGTATGCGTGAGTGGGTTATCGAGAACTTCAATGTACTCATGATTGACAATCTTGAAGCTGACGACTGTATCGGTATCCATGCTGATAAGGACTCTATTATGATTAGTGGCGACAAAGACTTCAGAAGTATTCCTTGTCGCTTCTATGACTTCATGCGTAACGAATTCTATGATACGACAAAAGAGGAAGCTCACTACTTCCATATGTATCAAACACTCATAGGTGATACAGCAGACAACTATAAGGGTTGCCCTAAGATTGGTGAAGTGCGAGCTAAGAGACTCCTTGATGAGGACTGCTCATGGGAAGCTGTAGTACGAGCTTATGTCGCCAATGGCAGTACTGAAGAAGAAGCACTAATGAATGCTAGATTGTCGTTTATCTTGCAAAAAGGTTATTACAATAAGAAAACAAAGAAGGTGAAATTATGGACACCATCATAAAAGAAGAACACTTAAGGAACCCTGAGCGAGACGCTACGGAATACATCAAAGCACTTAAGAGAGAAGCCAAAGGAAGTCCTCTAGTATCTCTAGGCAGTCAAGGAGCAATCTATAGTCATATCATTGAGCAAAACCTTAAGGGACAAATTAGAGCGTGGTATGACGCTACAGGGAAACTTGTAGGGCTCCTAATGTTTGATGTAGGACGCATATGGTGGAGCGACAAGATAGTCATTATGGAAGAAACTGTATTTTGTTTAGACAAAAGCTATAGTGGTATTCAACGAGAAGCCACAAGAGAACTAGACAGAATTGCTAGGGGATACTCAGCAGAAATTATTGTTACAGGTAACATGATCTCTACAGGAGACACTGAAAGACTTGTAATGAATGGCTACAAGAAAGCTGGCTACACCCCAATTTGTACCGACATGATGAAAGTGGTGAAATATGAGTAAAATTGATAGACCTCTACCAAGAGTTGATGAAATCATTATTGATGAAATTAAACAAGCCTTCTCAGTCTATTCTATTCTCAAGCGAGATGATTTAAATGCAGAGCAAAAGATAGCTTATATCACTGCTGTAGAGGAAATCACAAACTATTTAAACACATGTCGAGAAGCAAATGGACTCTAATGTATCCACGATATAGAGAACTTTAATGATTTAAACTATGAAAGGGGAAATACATGGGCACTATGTTAGCTCAGCTTGCAGTAGGCATGGTACTTAATAAAGTTGCTCAAAAGTGGGGCAGTAAAGCTAAAGCTGTACCACAAGTAACTGGTAAAGACCTTGTACCCTATACGCAAGCAGAAGCTCCTGAGACAGCTCAGTTAGGGGGCACCCAGCCTAACTATGTTAGACGTAATAGGGAAGCCTTAACAATCAAAAAGAATACAGATAGTTATAATCCTATGAACATGTAAAGAAAGGAGATATATGGGAGTATTCAAGAAACTCTTTGGTATTAAAGAGCCTGACATTCCTACACCTGCAACACCTGCACCTCAAGGAGTCGATGAGACGGATCAAGAGGCTGTAGATACAAAAGGCGGTGGCTTACGTAAACGTAAAGCAAGAGGTAAACGAGACTTACAAATTCCAACCACAGGGCTCAACACAGGTGAGACACGAGGTAATGGGGTAAATGTCTAATGGCAGTAAAGAAGAAACGAAGTGGTAAACAGCCACAGGATCAAGGAGTCCCTGCTAAAGAACTGTACACACAGTTAGAAACCAAGAGGGAACCATATGTACAACGAGCGATAGCTTGTGCAAAATTAACGCTTCCTCATGTATTCCACGACAAAAACGATGATGGTAACAAAAAGTATAACACACCTTATCAGTCGATTGGAGCACGAGGAGTAAACAACTTAACATCTAAACTAACCCTTGCCCTATTTCCACCGAATGAGGGCTTTTTTAAATTGGGTTTGTCGACAGAAATGAAGCAACAACTACAGAGTGCTTCACCTGAAGCCTACGAGGAGAAAATCCAAGAAGTCGAGCAGGCACTTATGAGAATTGAGCAGTCCTGCATGAGATTTATGGAAGAGAACCAAGTACGCATTACAGCTCAAGAAGCTAACCGACACTTAGTCATCACTGGTAATGGTGTAGTATTTCTACCGCCTGACAGAGATGGTACAAAGTTTTATGACTTAAATAATTATGTCGTACAGCGAGATGGTGTAGGGACAGTAGTAACGCTGATTACTAAGGATGTCCTATTGAAACGTACATTACCACCTGAAGCATACAACTTAGTACCTGATAAGAAAGACGATGATGAAGTAGAAGTGTATACCAAATGCGATTTAGTAGAGGATAACTACGAGTGCTTCAGTGAAGTCGATGGTGTTCGTATAGCTGGAAGCGAGCAGACATATCCAGTCGACAAATTCCCTTATATTGTCTTAAGAATGACAAAAGGGAGCAACGAGGACTATGGACGCTCAATCGTAGAGGAATACTTAGGCGACTTAACAAGCCTTGAAAAGTTATCTAAAGCACTTGTAACGATGGCTTCCATCAGTGCACGCACATTATATCTAGTGAACCCTAATGGTATTACTAGACCTAAACTACTTCAAGACGCTCAAGAGGGCGACTTCGTAAGTGGACGAGTTGAGGACATTCAACCACTACAACTAAATAAATACCCTGATATGCAAACGACAAAAGCAACTGCTGACACTATTGAGCAACGCTTATCGTTTGCTTTTCTTTTGTCTAGCGTAGTCCAACGGAACGCTGAACGAGTAACAGCAGAAGAAATCAGGACAGTCGCAAGTGAGCTAGAGGACACCTTAAGCGGAGTCTACAGTATTTTAACTCAAGAGTTCCAGTTGCCACTTGTACGACGGATCTTAGCAGTACTAATGGCACGAGGAGAAGTCGCACAGCTTCCTGATGGCTTCGTAGAGCCGACCATTACAACTGGTATGGAAGCACTAGGCAGAGGTCATGACTTCAATAAGTTTATGACATTCATGGGTATTGTCGGACAAATGCCTGACGCTATGGGCTACATGAAGCTGAACCAATGGCTCACAGCAATAGCGACAAGCCTAGGTATTGACACCACTGGACTCATTAAGACTGATGAAGAAATTCAACAAGAACAACAACAAGCTATGGAAGCACAACAAGAGCAAGCTGTAGTGGAGCAAGCTATGGCAGGAGCAATGAATGAAAGTGAGGTAACGTAATCTAATGGATATTTTAGTGAATTCTCAAGACAATCATCAGATTGTTACAGCAGAACCACAACAGGTACAAACTGAAGGTCAACCACAAGTAGAACAAACGACAACTACTGATCCTCAACAAGAGGTAACAACTACTGAGACTACAGCTACGACTGAGGTAGACCAACAGACAAATACAGTACAAGAAGAAGTAGCTAAACAAAATCAAGCTACACAAGCACTGCAAGAGGACTTAGCGAAACGTAATATCGACTTCAAAGCACTAGAGGACGAGTATAACGAAAAAGGTAATTTGTCGGACGCTTCGATGAAAGCATTAGCCGACGCTGGTTATCCCAAAGAAGTCGTTGACGCTTACTTAAGCGGTGTACAAGCTACTCAAGAAAAATTCTACAACACTGTAGTTGGCTTCGCAGGTAGTGAAGAAGAGTACCGAAAAGTAGCACAATTCGTACAGTCTCAAGGCGAGAACGCAGTAGACAATTTTAACAATGCTATTGAAGGTGGCAACTTAGGTGTAATCAAGATGGTTATTGATGGTGTAAAAGCAAACATGAAAGCAGTTAATGGCACGAGCAATCAGACTATCTTAGGTCAATCTACAGGTGGCACTACAGAGAACACAAATGCTTTCTTAACGAAGCAACAAATGGTAGAAGCTATCAGTGATCCACGCTACTCTAAGGATCCTATCTACCGAAAACAAATTGAGACAAAAATTATGAATTCTAATTTCTAATTAAAGGAGAACAATTAATTAATGGCAACATTGACAAACATTCAAAAACAAGGTGCAGTACAAAATACAGGCGACCAATTAGCCTTATTCCTTAAAGTATTCAGTGGTGAAGTCTTAACAGCTTTCACACGGGCATCTCAAGTAATGGGTAACCATATGGTTAAAACTATTGATAGCGGTAAGTCTACTTCCTTCCCAGTAATGGGTCGAGGTAAAGCTCACTACTTGCCAGCTGGTGCAAACCTTGATGACTTGCGTGAAGCAATTCCACACAACGAAGTAGTAATCAACATTGATGGTCTTTTGACTTCCGATGTATTGATTACCGACATCTATGAAGCAATGAACCACTATGATGTTCGTGGCGAATACGCTAAGCAACTTGGCGAAGCATTGGCTATCTCCGCAGATGGTGCTATGGTAGCTGAAATTGCAAAATTAGTTAAAGCTAACAAAGAGAACATCACTGGTTTAGGTAAAGGTGTAGTTATCGAGAAAACATTAGGTGCTAGCGGTGCTGGTATCAACTACGAGACTGGTAAAGCAGTAATCGAAGGTTTACTTGAAATGAAAGCTAAATGGACTAACCAATATGTACCTGAGTCTGAACGCTACGCATACATCACTCCTGAAGTAGAGTCCGCACTTATTGCTTCTAAAGATGCTATCAACCGAGACTTCGGTGCAGTGGCTTCCATTGTCGAAGGTAACATTGATAAGTTGTGTGGCTTCAAAGTAATTGCAGTGCCTCACTTGAAAGAGGGCGGTGCTGATAAGACAGGTATGTTAGGTACAGCTCCTGAAGGCCATGTATTCCCTACAGAATACGCTAAGGCTCTTGCAGTGTGTGCTCATCGTACAGCAGTAGCAACAGTCAAACTTAAAGATTTGCAATTAGAACACGCACGTCGTCCTGAGTTGCAAGCTGACATGATCATCGCTAAAAATGCGGTAGGTCATGGTGGTTTACGACCTGAAGCCTGCGGTATCATCTTGGCAAAATAATCTTAAGTAACTCTAGGGGGGTAGTCTAAGGGCTATCCCCTTTTTTGTCTAAAGGAGAACACATGATAATCACACCACTATCCAAACTGGACGCAGTGAATGAAATTATTGGGGCTATGGGCGAAGCTCCTGTAGACACTTTAGAGAACAGTGAGAATGTCGACACAATCAATGCAATCAGAATGTTAGAAGCAGAGATGAGGGCTATACAAGTGATGGGCTGGACGTTTAATACCATTGAACCCTTCATCATGATACCTGACGAGCACTCTAAGCGTATCCTATGGGACGACTCAATATTGTCTATTCAATTCGCAGACAACAGAGTCGTAAGGAAGCGTGATGAGTGGCTATTTGATGTAACTAACAACAATGACCGATTTGACGCACCACTGGAAGCTAAAGTAATTCAATATGTACCTTTTGAAGAAATGCCACAGGTATTCCGACAATATATTACTGTACGCACAGCTCACCATTTTGTCGCACGATACTTAGGAGATCCAACGATTATGCAGGAACTTCAAAAGGAAGAAGCTCAAGCATATATGCAGATGATGGAGAAGGAAATAACATTAGAACGCTCTAATATCATTCAGAACCCATCAGTACAAATATACATGAATAGGGGGTAACATATGGCACTTGTACAGCAAACCATTAAGAACCTTATTGCAGGTATATCTCAACAACCGCCAAAGTTGCGTCATGCAGAACAGCTAAAGGAACAGATTAATGGCTTCTCTACAGAAGCAGGTGGTTTACAGAAGAGACCACCAACGCAACACATCAAGAAACTACCAGCACTTCCATTACAATCTAAAATACATATTATTAATCGAGATGACAATGAACGATACATTATAGCATTCACTGGAGACGGTATACGTATCTTCGACTTGAATGGGATTGAGAAAACAGTAAACATGGAAAATAGTGCTCCTGACTATGTTCGTTGCGACAGACCAAATGAACAGCTAAAGGCAATCACAGTAGCGGATCACACGTTTGTCGTTAATACAACTAAAGTTGCTCAAATGGATACAAGAGATCGCTCACCTAACATATGGGAAACTCAAGGAGCTCTAGTGGTAATACGTCAAGGGCAATATGGTCGAAAGTATACAATACGTATACAAGGTGAAGCCTATTCCTATACGACACCAGATGGTGGCGAAGCAAACCATTCTACTAAGATTGCTACAGACAATATCAGCAATGAACTATTTAAGCTACTTGCAGGCGGTAATGTAAAAGTCTTTAAGGATATGAATGACACCGAACTGAACTCATATGGTATTAAGAAGGAACGTAGACAATCGGAGTCAATAGATGGTGAGCGGTATTATGTAAAAACTGTATACATCTATAAAGGAAGAGAATATGGAGAGGGAGATACTTTCGCTCCTTCAGGGGTAAAAGGACTTAAGGTTATCAAAGGCACTAACTGGCTACAACTCATTGGTACTTTAGATGACATTTCAGTATCTGATGGCTTCAATGGTGAAGCTATGAAGCTATTTACCAATACAACACCTAAGTTCGAGCTATTACCTTCCTCAGCTCCTCATGGCTACACAGTGTTAGTTAAAGGAGAACGATCAACAGATGACGACTACTATGTACGTTATAACTCAGATTTAAAACTATGGGAAGAATGTACTAAGCCTAATATTGCTATAAGTTTACTTTGGGAAACACTTCCACACATTATCCGAAGAGAAGCTGATGGTACCTTTACGTTTACTAGAGCCAACTGGAATAAACGTCTAACAGGCGATGACGATAGTAACCCTGAGCCTTCCTTTATTGGTAACAAGATTAATGACATATTCTTCTTCAGGAACCGCTTAGGAATTATCTCAGGCGAAGCAGTTAATTTGTCGAAAACCTCAGACTTCTTTAACTTCTGGGTGGACAGTGCTACAGGAGTTGTCGACACTGACCCTATTGATTTACAAGTATCACATAACCGAGTGAGTACTTTATACAATGCAGTACCGTTCAATCAAGACTTATATCTCTTTAGTGCTCAAACACAATTCGTATTGAGAGCCGAAGGTGTACTAAGTCCTAAGACAGCTGTAATAGACCAAGTAACTGAGTTCGACGCTGACACATGGATAAAACCTATAGGTGTAGGTCGTAACTTATACTTCACAGCTCAAAAGACTGACTTTACAGCAGTACAGGAATACTTTGCAGTTGCTGATAGTACGACACAAAAGAACGCTACAGACATTACAGGACACGTTCCGAATTTCTTAAAGAATAAAATTTATTCTCTAAAAGCTTGTAGCAATGAAAACATCTTGATGGCTTTAAGTGATAGCCAAAGAGACACAATGTACATCTATAAGTTCTTATTCCTTAACGATGCTAAAGCACAGGCTAGTTGGAGCCAATGGACATTCGATGGAGATATTGTCGGAGCTGACTTTATTAATTCTATGATGTACATAGTAATCAATAGAGGTAACAATACCTACCTTGAGAAAATGCCTATTAGCTACAATACAAAAGACTATGTTGGCGAACCTTATCGTATAATGCTCGACAGGAAGCTTAAAACGACATTAAAAGGCACCTTTGATAAAGAGGTTAAGGAAATGCGGTATGATATTAAATCTATCTATGGGGACGCTTATTCTACACCTAGAGAGTACACAATAGTACTTAATAATGGTTTAATGTACACAGGCAAGGACACAGTAGTAATACCACATCAGGTAGAACCAATGGCAGACATTGAGTGCTATGTAGGTGTACCTTATGAACTTAAGTTTACCTATAGTACATTCTTTATTAAACAGGCGACTCAAACAGGCACTGACACGATACCAAATGACAGACTACAGCTTCGCTTTTTGAATATCAATTATGATAAGACAGGCGAATTTGAAGTCGAGGTACGAGGTACAGGTAAGTCTACTAAGCACTATAAAATGACAGCACGAATTGTCGGTACACCAAGTAATCAAGTTGGTATTCACCCACTGGAAACTGGAGAGTTCAGAGTACCACTTATGGGACGCAATACGGACACTTCAGTAACAGTAATTAATAGTAGCCCTCTACCAAGTGCATTTAACACAACTGTATGGCAAGGGCTGGTAACTTATAGATTTAGACAAATATAGAAAGGAGACATATGGGCACTGGAATGAATTCTCTTATGAGCACTGGTGGCTCTCTAGGGGCTAACTCTAAGATTGGTATGGGGATAGACCTATGGAGTATGTATAGCAACTACATGAGTCAACGTAGACAAGCAGAAGCTCAAGCGGATCAAATTATAGCTCAGGCTAAACAAGCTATTAAGACTATGAATTATTCTCTAGGCAACTTTGAGAATGAGCGTAGAAATGCTTTTGAAGCCAGTGTAAACCAGTTGACAGCTATTAGACTTCAGGCACGAGGACTAGAAGCAAGCGTTGAGAACACTACTGGTGAGTACCAAAATGGTAAGACAGCTAAGCTATTAGTACGCTCAGTGAAAGCCGATGGACTACGTACAGCTAACCAAGTGAAAGACAACTTCATTCGTAAGAGTGATGAAATAGACCAAAACAAAGAGCGTGTATCTCTTAGCACTATGGAATATTTGTCGAAACTTGAGACACCACGAATTCCTACATTGCTAGGCGGTATATTAAGTCAAGCAGGGCAGATTATGCAGTCCTACAATGCCTACAAAAATATGGCTAATGATAGAGCTGTTAAGTTAGGTATGGACGGAGTAGGTGGTACGAGTGGATCGACTATTGCTAGTACAGTAAGCCGTTGGACACCTGACTATACCTTTAGGACTGCTAGTCAGAACCCATGGCGAACAAGTGCTAACGATGGTTTTAGCTTAGCAGACACTAGACGAGGAGTCTTAGGCTACACTGTAAACGATCCTAAAGCAATCAATTATGGTAACCCTAACATTCGTTTTGACACTAATAGTGCTACTTATCAGTACAATGCTAACGGCTTTGCAACAGCACTATCTGTTAATATGGATTATCCTAAGCTACAAAGTACAGCCTTTAGAAGCCCTATTAGATTTGGAAACCCACGAATTGGGTACGACCAAAACAGCAATCAATATACATTCAATGGGGGACAATTATAGATGGCAAATGAAAAAACACAGGTTAGTGGTTCCATAGGGACTGCTCAACAGTTTATGCCTAATGCACCTCAGACGTACCAGCAGAATTTGTCTAATGTAGCTTCCGTTGGGGCACCAATGGCACGCTTTACGAACGCTTCGGATATGCTTGCTACGGGCTTGTCTCAACTAGGAGTAGCATGGCGACAATACACTCATGATGAAGAAGAGAGAAAAGAAAAGATAGCTAAAGCAGTCGCACCTCAGTTATTCTCTAGTCTAACTGAAGAACAGAAAGAAGGACTGACTACACGACAACTATTGGCTACCAGTGGTAAGTTCAATCTTCAGGACAATGAGTATGCAGTGGCGACCATTGACCGCATGAGAGGTACTGAGATGGGTAAACGCATAGAAAGCGACTGGCAGATCTATGACGACCAACATAGGCAACAACCTGATTTACCACGACAATTCAACACCTTCGATGAGTTCTACGAAGCACGGCTTAAGGACTACATGGCAGAAGAGAACATTGAGAACCAGTATGCCTTCCAAAGTGGACTAGAGGAGCAGCATATAGCAACAAAGATGGCTGTATATGACACCTTTACGAAACGTAAGGAGAACCAGTTGAAGCTGGAGCGTATCAATGGTATTACTGCAATGGTAGGGGACTTTGCTAGGAATAACCCTAATATTTCTGTAGAAGAAGGCACACCATATCTTCAAGCAATCTTGACGAATATCAGAGAGACTGCTACAAGTGATAGCAACCTTGAGTACAAACTATTAGGCAACGTAGCGGACGCTATCAGTAAAACTGGGAATGCTGACTTAGTATCCGCCTTTGGTGATATGGAGTACGACGACAGAAATCGAGTGAAGGACATGATTGATTTGTCGGAGTACAAGAATGGAGCTAATGCGGAAGCAGTTAAAATACGTAACGACAGATTTGTCGCATTAAGTAAAGATATTGAAAAGATTAAAACTTTAGAAGGACTTGACGAATACTATGAGCAAAAGAAAGGGGAAAACCCTGAAGATTATCGACTAATCGCACCTCTTTATAGCCACGCTCAGGCTAACATCAAGACTGAAATTGCACGACAACAAAAGTTAGCACTGCTGAAACAGAAAGCTGAAGTAGCTAGAAGTAATGCTAGTGCAGTACTACAGCCTATGTTTGACGCTATGCTTCAAGGTAAGGCTTCATGGAATGGTATGGAATTCCCTAGAACTGAAGGCGACCTTAAGAACATGGGTATTGACGTAGATATGTTTATCGGTGGAGCTAGAGAACTCTTAAGACAACGCATGGTAAATCAACAGTACGATGGCTTGCAGTATGTCTTAGCTAACCCTCTTATTGGCGGAGCTATAAGAGCGTCCATGAAAGAGCAATTAGAGATTGGTTTAGCTTCTATGGATCAGAGCGGTAACCTTCCTGAAGTTGTCGGCTTAGCAGTCGCTATGTATCGAGCACGCCCTAACATGATACATCAATTAATGGAACCTAAGTGGGCTGGACGTATCCAAGCACTAGGGAGCCTACAGGACTCTATGGGCGAACAGCAGGGTACTCAGATTTTCGCTATGGGTATGCAAGCACTGCGAGACCCAGCGACAGCCGACAAGGTTAAGACAGAAATCAATAAGGTACCTATGGGACGTTCTGAAGCACTTAACTTGAGAAGCGGTACATGGGGAGCCTTTAGTATTCCTGAGAGTACACCTGATGGCTTATTGGGAGCTATTAGAGACCAAGCAGAGATACTAAACGCTACTGGTAGATTTACACCAAATGAAGCAATGGATAAAGCTAAGAGCAATCTAATACACTCTTATGTCAACTATGACGGAGTACTTTTACCACGTTCTATTATTGACAGTGCAGGTGTATCTAGTGAAGCCTACGCAAGTGAAGGTGTACGTCATGTCTTAGATGGACTTAAGAGTGAAGCTGGTAGTGGCTCATGGGTTAGCTATGATCCAGACCAAGACGTAATCTATGTACGACAAGCTGGCTCAATGGTAGGTAAAGCATATAGCCCTCAAGATATTGGCTACCGAGCATTTACATACTTGAGCGACACAACAGCTGAGGAGCGTGCTAGTGAAGGCACAAGTAACACTGTAGTTTATGGTAACGAAGTCATTAATACAGATTTGTCGAATAGCTCACTTAATCAGGGTAAGAGTAAGTTAAGGACATTCTTTGGTTTAGACTAGAAAGGTAATCAATGGAAATTAACCCTAGAATACTTGAAGTAGCCGACATATACCAGCGTAAGTATGGTACTTCAGACTACTTCAAGAAGCTACAAATAGCACAAATGGTACACGAGAGTGCTAACGGTGAGTCCGCACTAGCTATTGAGGATAATAACTTCGGTGGACTCACTGGGTACCATAAGGGAGCTGGAGCACAGCCTGACGGAGACGGAGTGTATGGACACTTCGACACACTTGAGGAGTACGCAACGTATCTTCACGATGGCTTCTTCGCTCACTATTCACAAATTCATAATGCAACTTCAGTAGAAGAGTATGCTAGTATCCTAAGAGAGAATGGATACTACACCGACTCTTTAGAGAACTATGCGAACTCAATAGCTTCAATCGCAGGTGAGACATATGTACCTAGCGAGAAAGCTGGACGTTACTATGCAGGCTTCTCAGGACTAGAGAAAGGACAAGGGGCACGAGTATACGACTTCTCAGATGATATATTCGAGCCACTAGCCGACACAAACATAGGTGGCTTCGGTAAGCAATTTAAAGACAGCTTCCTAAACGAGTGGTACAACAATGGTACTATCTCAGTACTTCGTAGCACTTATAATATGGGACAAGCTCAAGGCAATCGACAAGTAGACCTTAACTGGACACCTAACCAAGCCGACCTTGACGCTATTGACCGCTACTTCCCTAACGATCTTGAGACAAAACATTTCTTATTGTCGAGAGCTAAATCTCAAGCACAACTAGGGGCACTCATACAGCAGAAGCGTGAGGACTATGCTAGAGAGGAACGAGTAGAAAAAGCTGGGTATGGCTTCAAGAGTATCGGTGGTTTACTAGGTACTCTTGTCGATCCTCTTAACTTTGTACCAGTGGTAGGGCAAGAAGCCTATCTTGCTAAGATGATGATGAGACTAGGAAGTAAAACTCTAGCTAACATCGGAGCTACTAAGCTATTCCAAATGGCAGAACTAGGAGCTACCAATGGTTTAGTCAATATGGCAGACCAATATATGGCTCAAGAAGCTGGTGGTTATCAACCTGACTATACCACAGCATTTCTATTCGGTGCTGGCATGGGGGCTGGTGCACGCTACTTGCACTCTATTGGAGACAGACATAAATCAGTCGTAGGTGATACACCTGAGATGGATAAACTTAGTCGACAAATAGAAGCTGAAGGCGAACAGGCACTAATGCAAGCGTCAGACTTAGGACGACTTCCTGAAGTTAAACCTAAGACACCTAGAGAAACCTTCATTGAGACCAGTGGTAAATCTGAAGCAGAACTAGCAGAACACTTATTGAGACACAAGAGTGGTAAACTATGGGCTGACGCTAAAGAAGCCTATGGAATGTCTAACAGTGAACTTAAAGCACATTTAAAGAATGTCGTAGAGAACCCTGACGAATTCGCAGGTACACCAATAGTACGACATGAAGATGGCTCAGTATCCGTCAACGATGTAACTTTGTCGGCAGACTCAGTTGTCGCTAATGCAGTCAATGCTAAGGAAAACCATTTCTACGACTCTATAGGAGCCGATGAGGAAATTCCATTCACTGCTGATGGCTCACCAGTACCTGATATTATCCCTACAGAACTCCCTAAGAGTAAATTACAGGCTATTATAGATGGCGATGAAGAAATACCTTTAGAACCTTCTACAGGTCAGAATGAGCGTGCACACGCACTCATTAAGACTGAAATTAAGCCTGACGACGATTACTTATATATGGGTAAAGGTGGTGTAAGTAGCCCTGAGAAAGTCCTTCAGGAAACTCAAGGTAGAACTGACACAGTAGGTAAAGTTAAACAAGCGGCTGAAACTAACAAGATTATGGGTAATACCTATGGTCATCTTGCGAATAGCCCAAGCGACACTATGCGACACTTTGCTAAGTCATTCCTACTTGATCCACGAGACAGAGGGCAGAACACTGGACTACCTGTAGAACTGGCTAAACAAGTCGTACAGAAAGACTACAAGATTAAAATGGCAGTCTTTGAGGGCGACTTTAAGAAATGGTATTTTGAACGACCTAGACGACAATGGTTTAACCCTAAGCACGCTCAAGAGGAATTCGCTGAGACTGTAAGTAAAGCATACCATGAGCGGTACCGAGATGGTAAAGACATAAGTCATTATGGACAAACTATTGTCGACACTGTAGAGCACGTTAAGGACTTCCGTGATTTTGACTTAGAGAACCTTAAGAGAGCTGAGTTAGTCAGTGAGGACTTCGACGGTAGCCCTGAGTTATACCGTCGTATCTCTAAAGACAAAGTAAATCTATTAGCAGAAAAGTTTGTCTCTAGGGAAGCTATGAAGAACTTCTTTGTATCCTACATTGAGAAAGCTGTAGACAAAGAAAGACTGGACGAGGGTATTGACTTAAGAACAGAAGCAGAAGCCTACGCAGAGCATATCATGAGAGCTGGTGAGCATAACTTCGCTGATGGTGAACTAAAAGATAACAAAGGTGATAAACGCTTAGCATACTTCAAGCGTCGTTTACCAATGAACACTGGCTTAGTATTACCACTGAAACTAAAAGGCGGTACTACAGACAAAGCCTTAAATGATGTATTTAGTTTTGACACTGACATACGAGACACTAATATCTTTAACCATATGAATTATGTCTCTAACCGCTCAAGCGGAGCTATAGCATTGAAGCAAGTTATTAATGTCGACGATATTGGAGCACTGGCTCACCGCTACGACACTAAAGTTAAAAATGAGCTTGAGGAAGCAGTAAAGCTAGGGTATATCACTGAGAAGGACGCTAAGCTAGACTATGAGGACTTTCATAGAGCGTTCCATCACTTAACTGGAGCACGCATATTCGAGGACGTACTGCCTAAACCTGAGACAGCTATGGATAGAACTAGAGACCTCTTATTGGACGCTTCCTACACTCTTAATGGCATGAACTTTGGTTTATCCGCTATTGCAGAGCACGCAGGAGCTACAGCTAAAGTAGGGGCACGAGCACTGACTCACTTCATTCCTAGACTGCATGACTTCATTTATGATCTAAAGCACTCTAAATATGTAACCGCTGAACAACTTGTAGACTTCCGTAAAATGGAAATTGGTACATATATGTCGGAAACAAACTGGTGGAACCCACTGGTAACAGACAGAACATACCTTGAAAATAACATTGGTGGACTCCACATGGAAGCACTGGGACAAGCTCAAGATGGTATTAGCGTAGGTGCAAGAATTACCTCTACGTTATCTCAAGTACAACAAATCACTAACCATAGTATTCAATCTATCAAGGCTGATTTAGTACCTGACATGATTGACTGGGCTAATGATGAATTCAAGAGTACATTCCGTAAGAACCTCTTCAGTCCTAGAATGTTTGAGCGTGTAGGCATTGCTGAGACAGAGATACCACGCTTCAAGGAAACTATCAAGCGATACTTGTCGACACTAGACCACAGTGATCCGCAGGCACTCCGTAAGAGTCTAAGGGCATGGCAAGATGAGGATATGTTTAGTTATATTCGCTTCCATGCGTTCCTTGATAGACACTCTAAGGACGTTATCCTACAGCCACATTTCAGTGCTGGTAACACACGACTCACTGGGCATATTCTACCTATCTTAATGCAGTTTAAAGCCTTCTCAAGAATGGCAATTAACAGTCATCTAATGCGTACAATGAACCACTGGGAGCGTGAGGATACTATCCAAACTTTGTCGACAATATTGTCAGGCGGTATGCTATGGGCAATTCGACAAAGAGCTCAGGCAGAGTATATGTACGGAAACGATGAGAAGCGTAAACAAAAGTACATGGATAAGGTCTTTACAGCTGACAACATCATTACAGCTGGTTTAACAAGAAGCTCAATCTTGTCGTCTTTATCCTTTGGTGATGACGCTAGAGCAATCTTGATGGGTAATGGTAGTACTGCTAGAACTACTGTAGACCGCCCTGAGTGGACTGAAGATGGACAATTAGTAGATGGTATTGTCGACCGAGCGAAGCAATTTGCAGTCTTAGGTAGTGCTATTAGAGTATTCAATGGAGCACGAACAGGCTTAGAAGCACTAGGAGCACTAGAGGAAAATCATAGGGCAGGTAAAGGACAAAACCCTATCACTGCTATCTATCCTATTGACCGCTACTTGCCAATGCAGATATTCCTAACTGGTATGGCTGAAATGGCTGACAAAGAGAAGCGAGACTTTAAGCAAGTAGAAATCAATGAGCAAAGACGGATACCTCAAGACACTCACAAGGCAAACCCTAAGCCTAAGCCTACTGTACACCAGCCTACAATTCAGGAGCTACTAAAGGATCCTAAGAAGCGTAAAGAGTTGACCGATGGTATGAATGAGATTAAACCAAAGGAACTTAAAGGACGTAATGCAGAAAACTTGAGTGATGATGAATTAGTAAATCTTTATAACGAATATAGAAAAACGAAAGGACAGTAATAGATGATACCACGACTAACCACTAAGACTGTAGTGGGACAGCGTACCTATAACTTCGGCTTTGATTATCTGTCAAAAGATTTTATCAAGGTGGAAATCAATGGTACTACTTTAGAATATCCTAAAGACTACTCTATAGAGGGAACAGCAGTTAATCTTACTGTAGCCCCTACGGAAGTCTTACCACTGTTAATCTATAGAAGTACCTCAACACTACCTATGGTTGAATGGAAAGATAGCTCTATTATGAGAGCAGATGACTTAAATATTCAACAGAAACAAACACAACATTTGTCGGAAGAACTTACGTTTAGAAGTCAAGAAGCTATTAAGTATTATGAGTCGGTAGTAACTAATACAGCTGAAGTAAAAAGGAATACTGAAGAAGTACGAGAGAAAACCAATACAGTAACTACCAAAACAGCAGAAGTAGAAAATAAGGCACAGGAAGTAGCTATTAATGCCAACAATGCACAGCAAAATACATCAACTATACAAGCACTTACGCAAATGAACGATAAATACTATAGCGATACCTTAGCTGTTAAAAGTGAAGTATCAGAAAAGGCAAATGAAGTAAAACATAATACTGATATAGTAACAATGCTTAAACGTAGATCTCAGGAAATTTTAGAAGAAAACCAAAGATTAGCTAAGCAAGTACAACAAGCAGTAGGTGGAGACTACTATACAAAATCTGAGGTAGACCAAAAGATACAAACAGAAGCTACAGAAGCATTAAAAACTTTAGTAGGCACTGCTCCCAAATCCCTAGATACACTACAAGAACTAGCTACCGCATTAGGGAATGATCCTAATTTTGCTACAACAATGACTAACCTAATTGGCACTAAAACGACATTACAGCAGGTATACCCTGTAGGTTCTATTTATACATCTACAGTTAATACAAACCCTAGTATACTCTTTGGTTTTGGTAGCTGGGAAGCTATTGAAGGGGGAAGAGTACTATTAGCTAGTGGTAATGGATATACCGCAGGCTCTAAAGGTGGTAGCCCTACGCATACCTTAAAGGTTGAAGAATTACCTAGACATAATCATGGTGGTACTGTAACACAATCAGGGGCTCATGGGCACACAGGTATAGCGAGTTCTAATGGTACACATGGACATAATGCTTTTACATATGCAAACGGTAGCGGTAAAGGAAACAACAGAACATTTGCCGATGCCCCAGTTAAAGTTAATCTTAATAGAAGCAATGTTGTACCTGTGATAGTAGAAGAAGCAGGGGCACATACACATGATATTCAGATTAATAATAATGGTAATCACACGCATGGTATACCTAATCAAGGTGATAATATAGCCCATAATATTATGCAACCATATCTAGTAGTATATATATGGAAGCGTACAGCATAGAAAGGAGTAACTATTTGTTAATACCGACACAAGTGCTAGGAGACGCTCTCTTAGCACTTCTTTTAGTTATCATCATTGTATTTATTGATACTCTTACAAAGTGGACTGCTATAGCTATTCGCTTCTGTAAAGACAAAGATTATCCACCTACAGTGATGAACCTCTTTAGAGCAGTTTTCTTTAGAGCATGGGAGACAGGCTATTTAGAGTCTAAAAAATACAAGTGGAATATCATGATTAAATTTGTCGCTTATTCCACAGTCATACTGTTAGCAGTCTTTATATACCTGCTATTCCCTCAATATGAGATACAAGGCTTCCACATTGGAAAAATTGTATCTCTTTTGTTATATGTAGGGGTAATCTTTGCAGAACTCTTTAGTATTGCTGAGAACCTTAAAGAAGCAGGCTATGAGAGATCTCAATTATTCGACAGAGTACTTGAAGCAGGACTTAGTAAGATTGGAGTTAATTATAGAGTAGATGGCGACAAAATGGCAGACTTGCCTAAGAAAGTATCTACAGAAATCGAAAGGAGAACTGATGAGAAAAATTAGTTTTGAAGAGTTGTCGGAGTACACTGTACCAGCACGTAATGCAATCGACAAGATTTACTTGCACTGGACAGCTGGACACTATGGACAACCTTTTAGTAGCTATCATATCAATATTAACGCTGATGGTAGCTTATACACCGATATGGACTCATTTATGGACTTAAAGGCTCATACATGGAGACGTAATAGTCGTGCTATTGGTATTACTGCTTGTTGCTGTTACGGAGCTACTATTGACGCTGAAGGTAATATCAATTATGGTAGTGAACCACCTACACAAGACCAATTAGATATGATGGCTAAAGTTGTCGCTAAGTTATGCGTAGAGATTGGTATTTACCCTGAAGGTAACGTATGGACTCATGCAGAAGTAGCTGACTTTGACGGTTATGGTTTACATGACAATGATCCTGACATGAGATGGGACTTGTATGGTTTAGGCTGGCAGATTAGACAGAGAGTGAGGGAGTATATCAATGAGTGGAATTCCTAACAAACATACTATAGCAAACTGGTTAAAGATCATCGTACCTATTGTAGTTGTTGCAGTTGTAGCAGTACTTGCATATACCTTTAGCACTCATAAGGAACCTACAGAACCTCAAATAGCACCTACAGCACCTATCAAGGTAGACCATAAACAGAAACAAACGACTACTTTTGAATATCTACCGAAGGCTGTAGATCAGACCACTGGAGTGCGTGAGGATACCGATGTAGAGTTTACGACAAAACAACAACCACTTGTCGTCAATGTAAATGGTAAACGTCATGAATTGGCTACAGATAACGTAAAGGAAGAACATAAGTTAGAGAATGGTAAGCTAGTGGTAACTGAAGTACACGAAGCAGTACTTGATTTAACTGTACCTGAACAACCACGCTTTAAGAAAGGTCTTTATGTAGAAACAGACTTTAACAATGACAAGGCAATTACAGCAGGAGCTAGATTATCGTACCAAACACAGAAGTTTGACGTAGACCTTAAGGCTGACCTTTACAGCACTAAAGAACATATGAAACGAACAACTTTAACTGGCACTGGCTGGTTTTAACACACAGCCCTCTATGGAATTCCGTAGGGGGCTTTTTATTATGTCTAAGGAGAACATATGGCAAAAGTAATTAGAACCCAAATGAAAGCTATTAGAGCTAAATGTCTTGATTGTTGCTGTAACGACACTAAAGAAGTCGATAACTGCCCTTCAGAGGACTGTCCATTATGGGACTATAGACTAGGCAAGACACCTAAGGGAGTCGTAAAGGTAAACAAATTAGACCTTAATGCTACACGTAAGAAAGGAGACAAATAGTGAAAATAGACCAAGAACTACTAGATAAAATTGCAGAGCTTGAAGTAGAAGCACTTATTGATGGCTTACATGACGAAGAACTTCGACGTACACCTACATTCCTTGAGAAAGTCCGACGCTTCCTTAAAGACAATAAACTAGAGACTACACCTGAGCTTGCTATTGAAGTCAAGAAGGAAACTCATGAAATTCCAGTGTTCGATCCTCCAACACTTATGGACGAGCACTATGGTGAACACTAATGGAGTGGACTGAAGAACAGATAGCGAAAGCTAAAGAGGACTTTAGGGTGTTTATATACATGGTATGGAAGATGATTAGTCTACCTGATCCGACACCAATTCAATACGACATAGCTCATACACTACAGAACCTTCCTAATGACCGATTTATTATCGAAGGCTTCCGTGGTGTAGCTAAGTCCTTTATTACCTGTGCGTACGCTGTATGGACACTATGGAGAGATCCTCAGAAGAAAGTAGAGATTGTCTCCGCTT